CAAGGGCCTTTTGATCAATAAAAGGAGCTGCTCGCACCAGAGATTGCACCATTGAACCTGTAACAGGGACTGTCTCAATGCCGACGATCTTCTTGTGTACAAGAGCCGTCTGATCAGCAACGAGGTTAAGATTAGCCCCGAAGTCGAACATAAGCATCGACCAGTCCATGTCATACCATTGGCCAAGATCTCGAGAGACCCCAGCACCTCCATCGTCGAAGAAGGGCCTCAATGACCACGTGTCCGTAGCCGGATTATACCGCTCATAATAGCAGGAGTACGTAGCTACAGCACCTGACACGTCCCAATTAGGTGAGACAATGCCAGTATATGTGCGTGCATTGCTAATGTACTTTTGAGTGGGTTCCGTGAACTCGTGATCAAAGTAGGCCCCCTCTGTCGCTCTCCACGATTCAGAGTTGGGTGACTTCATGAGAACCGCTCCACCAGAAGAGGGAAGCACGCCAAGGGAGACAACCATGATCGAAAGACCAGGAGTTGTCTCCTTCACATTCATTTGCTCGTCGTCGTCTAGGTCCTCAGACGCCACTACCTTGCGCGATTCATGCTTCTTAACTAGCGCAGTTAGTTCTTTGAAGCCATCGTGCTTGGCATAGCGACTGAAGAGTTCAGAAAACGGCAAAATTTTGCCGTTACTCTGATGCACCTGAAACGAGTTCTGTGCAAAGGTTGTCACATTGGGCCGCCAACGTGCTCCATAGAGCATGCCAGCATTATTGAGCGCCGTTGTGTCCAACATATATGTGTCCGAGCAGTAGCTCATGCGCCAGGACTCCACCGAAGAATTCCACGAAGTCGGGGTAATATTCGGATTGACTGTGTTCCAAATCGTCGAAGGGCCCAGAAAAGAGCCAGACGAATCGAAACAGAACACAAATCGATTTCTGTAAACAGAAGGAGGCGAGATGATGAGGATTCTAGTCGTGCCCGGGGGAAGAGTTCCACCAGACACAGTCAGAAGAGCCTCATCTTGCATGCGCCACTCGTAATCAACGCTAGGTTTAGCGTTGCGATCTGGAATTCCACGGAATTCAGATCTACGTTCGCTCGGAGGATGGCAATACTTCTCGAGCCAGGCAGCCCCGGACGCCGTATCACATTGGATTCGTCGTCCGCCGCAAACAGCGACTGTGTTACCACCAGGGTTAGCCAGAGAAGGATCGCTCATCTTAGAAGCGTTTCTCAAGTTTTGTTTAGATTCAATGTCAATTGCATTGACAGGAATGTCAAGTCCCTCGCTAAGTAAAATATCAGAAGACATCTTTCTTATGTACTTTACGCATACCACCCCATGCGCAAAACGACAGCCATGACTTTCTCAAACTCGGGGTGAAGTCTGACCTCATCTTCAAACTGGAGTCTATCAAAGGACTTAGCCATCTCAGGATCACTGAAACAGCTATACTGCTTGTGCAGCAAGTTCATTGTAGATTTCACGATATTCAACAAGTAAATGCTGTCCTTCGTGTACCAGTGTGAACAAAACTCAAAGGAGTCACCTACCTCTTCGTACATCTTCAAGTGAAGACCTACTTCAGCATAACGTTGCTCCGCATCATCGGTTTCTTCGTCCATGCCGTCATCCCCCATCGAAATGGGATCATTTTCGGGATTCACAATGAAAGACGCCATGTTTCGCATATTACTGTTACTCGATGACGTATTGTACGAGCCTGACAACTGAATGCCAGGTTGAGTTTGCTCAAACAGACGGCCATCTGACGTCTGAAAGACGGAGTTGGCAACGCAATACGCCCGATTAGCCAAGGCCAGATGGTACTTGGTATCGCACGCTTCTTGCTGTTCAGCTCGAAAATCTGCGTCCCACATGAGAAGAAAGTGCTGTATAGTCCAGTCAAACGCAC